ATTTAAAAGGTAAGGTGCTTCTGATTGACCATTCCAATTAACAGGGGGATTAAATTTTTTTATCCAACGTTTTTCATAATGTTGCCTAATTCGTTTATCTTCATCACTTAGAATGATTCTAAAGTGGCTAAAAATAGGGCCAATGCCTTTTAATTTTTTACCTTCGGGATAACTTCTAAAATAATGACTTAGTATTCTTATCATAGGATTAGAAGACTCGCCTATGTATTTAAGCTCTAGTTTTTCGTTAAATAAAAAGTAAATGCCAGGCTCATTAAGTTTTAATAAATTAACCTGGCAATTACACAATGAAAGGAATCTTTTAATTTTTACCATTCTTCTTCAGCTTCTGCAATAAAATAGATTCATACTTGTCTACTGAAATACCTTTTTTCTTTGCTTGGTATTCCATGTAGTCTTTCACCAACTTAGATATCATCCTTGCTGGGTTTCTTTCTTTCTCATTGCACAATCCTTGAAGAAGGGTGTGTGTTTCTTTCTTAACTGCTACTGACTTCCATCTAGTTATGTCCATGTTTTCTCCATTGTTTTTTATATTCGGCTTTTGTTTTACACTTACTTTCACAAACATTCATATGTTCTTCTATAAAATGTTCTGTAAAAACTCGTTTTGCTTTCTTTTTATTAATGATCCTGTTCATAGCCCCTATTCTTCTACTTTTCCAATTTACAGTTTGCTTTTGAGACATTCTCTCCTCCTTTTTCTACAAACCAAACATAAGACCATTCAGTTTTTCCTGGTGTGCATTTTTTACCAAACTTTACTGTATGTGTTGGTGAACAAGCAGTTACAAAAGCTAGTATTGTTGCTAGTGTTAACATAATTATTGTTTTCATTTAAATTTTACCTCTTTGTCTAGTTTTTCAATTTTTTCTTTAAGATGTTTCATTATATTAGTTACTCCAACAACAATTGTTTTTGAAGTAGAGGTATCTAATTTTCCAAACATCGTTCCAATTTCACGATAAGCTCTTAATTTACTAGCATTACTAGTTTCCCTAACCGTGTCGTTCATAATCTTAACTTGCTCTTCTATTTTGTACATTTTTTCTCCTTCTATGTTAGATTGTTACTCCGAATAAGAATGCAGCAAACGCTGCAAATATTGCAAACATAAATTTAGGAAAGATCAGTATAAATAAAAATAGTATTACCCATCCGTAATTCATCAATTTCTCTCCTTTGCAAATTCTATGTGTTCAATGTGTGGTGTATCTCTATTAATAAGTTCATCTATAATTAAATGATCTGCAAGTTGCCAATTAATAGGATAGCTATCCATCATTCCTGTTTCTATTTTTACTTTCATCAATCTTTCTCTGCTTGCATTCCATTCATCATCTCCAGGATTGATAGCTCTACCATCTACTGTCTTTTGATGAATTTTAGAAAGTATAGAATCTACTGATTCTTTGAAAGATTTAAATGACTTACTTTTACTTAACATATTTGTTCCTGTATAATTTAGTTGTTATTTATTATTTAATCTTATGTATATAAGATAACTGCATAAAAGGTCAACAAAAAAATGAAGTTTATTTTAACGCTATACGTATGTTCTTTTTTAGATTTTACTTGTTCACCCCCTGTAGAATACCCTGAAACCTTTGATAATTGGCACAATTGTGTAATTACTGCATTAGACGAATCAAAACAATTAGTAGAGGCAGTTCCACAAGATGTAGTTAATAAAGGTAGACTAGCTACCAAATATACCTGCCTACAAATAGTTGGAGACCCTGCTTGACAAGGGTTGCAATACACCCAGAAATTGATATATAATCTCTCATGAGCAGTTATCGAATTCAGATACGATCAGATGGAAAGTATTATGATGGGATAATAACTGCTGAAAATGTGGCCTTGGCTTTACGACAGTTCGAAAAGAAACTGAACAATGGTGAAATCATGGCACAAGATGAACCTCTTTACACAAAGTCAAGAGTTTTCATCACATATGAGGAGCTAGATAATGGCACTACAAAAGCTAATATCGGAGAAGCTTCAGCTGGAGTCCAAGTGGGCAGGACAAGCGTTGCAACAGGGTAGAGTTACCCCTGATATGAAGTGGATCGATATTAAAATTAAAGATCTAAAGAAGCAAATCAACGATCAAAGCGTTGTTGATGCAACTCAAGGTCTTTACGACATCGCTGGTTAATAAATAACTAGCACTATTTTTCAAAAACAGATTTTTATGTAAGGCTACTTGTCGCTTAATTTATGGGGCTTAACTCCCATGAGAGGCATTTCTTGTAAAGTATACCAATGCACTTTACCATTTTTGTGTTGATAAATTTGTTCATCACAGTTATCACAAAAATATATGTTTTTATTTACTGTTGGAGTAAATGTTGTTGATAGTCCACATTCAGGGCATTTACCTAAAGCAAGATCACTTACTTTAAACATTTCCTTTGGTTTTACCATTAAGTTGCTTCTCCCCAGTTTTTACCTAGGGCTACGTCCACTTTGCTAGGCACTTTCATTGGAACATCATCTAAACAATGCTCCATTTTATTTTGTATGTTTTTTATATCTTCGTCTTTACCTACATTAAAACATAGTTCGTCATGTATTTGTAGTAGTGGCCTGTGGCCGTTGTTGTAACAGTCTATCATTGCTTGTTTAGTTTGATCTGCTGCTGATCCTTGAATAAGTCTATTAAGAGCTTTGTAAGTCATAGCACGTTTAATCATTCCTCTATCGTATTTAGATTCAGCTTCTTCACGTGTCATAGATTTATGAATACCGAACGTCTTTGGTTCCCAACGGTCAAACCTACAGTGTCTGCCTCTAATGGTTACCACACACCCTTTACGATCTGCAGTTGCCATACATCGATTTGATAATTGTTTTACAAAAGGTACTTTCGCATTATACTCACTTAAAATTTGCTTAGCTTGTTCAACTTCAATACCAAGTTCTTTCGCTAACTTACCCGAACCCATACCATAGAATAATCCTAGGTTAATCGTTTTAGCTTGTGATCGTGGTATACCTGCCATATCAGCAACAACTTGGTGAAAGTCTGCATCATTATCTTCATATGCTTTTATAAGATCATAAGAACCATCAAAGCCAGAATCTACACTAGCTGCATAGTGAACAACTAATCTAGGCTCTTGTTGTGAATAATCAAAAGAACCCCATTGTTTACCCTCATCAGGTAAGAATAAAGATCTAATTTGTTTACCAAACTCTTTGTTCCTTGCAGGGATCTGTTGTAAGTTTGGATTAGACATAGACAATCTTCCTGTAACTGTACCACCGCTATCAGATTTAAGCTGATTAATTTCTGCATGTATTCTGCCTTTGTGTTCGTATCTAAATATGGAATCAATAAATGTAGAATGAAACTTATTCATCTCTCTAGTTTCTCTAACTAATTTAGCTAAGGGATGAGGGCAATTGTGTAACCAGTTTGTTGTAAAGCTTGGAGCTTTAGTTTTTTCTGTTCTTTGATATGGAATCTTCAATGCATCAAAAGCTTTTGCAACCGAATCTGCTGCCCATATTTCTACATCTACATTAGAAAGCTTCTTTATCTCTGCTAATTTTTTGTTCTCTTCCTTAACAAATTGCGTTTTTAGGTCATCAGCCTTGTCCAAATTTACACGTATACCATGTTCTCTCATTTCAATTAGTATAGGAGTCAAGTTTGTTTCTAAATCAAAAATATTAGATAGGTTTTGTTTTTCTATTTCTACTTTAAAACGATTCCAAAGTTTAAGTGTAAGTTCTGCATCTTGTTCCGCATATGGGCCAACATAATTAGATGGTAATCTCCATAGATCTTGTTTAGCATTTAATCCCCACTCTTCTGCTTTTTCTTTTAGTTGTGCTTCTGATTTTACTTCTCCAAGATAATCAAATGACAATGCATTTAAAGAATAACTAAATCTATCTTCATTAATTAATGCACCAGCAATCATTGTATCAAATATTCTACCTTTAGGTTTGATCCCTTGTGCTTTCGTCCAACCAATATCGTAAGAAGCATTGTGACAAACTTTATCTACGTCAGATTCCATTAATTGTTTGAACCATTTCATAGTAATATTCTTGTCCATATTACCACCAGCTTCATGTCCAATGGGAAAGTATCCTTTAAAACCATCTGCAGCTACAGCTATACCAATGATTTCTCCATCGTTGGTAGCCCAGCCAGGACCTTTTGCTTTAATGTTTGGATCTCTTGTTTCTAAATCCACAGCAACAATCGATCTACTTGTTAGATCAGGATAACTTTCAGGGATGTTCCAGTCAGACTCTGCTTGATTGAATACAAGTTCAGTTGTCATTTCTTTTTTGTATCCTTGAGTTTTAATATCTCTAGTTCACAATAATGTATAATTTTTTCAAGGTCTTCTATTTTATTTTTAAACAAATATCTACAAACATATTTCAC